GCGTGTCTTGCTGTATCCAATCCAACCGCCATCGCATGAAGGAACCACCACATAACAGTGTTTGATTTGTGGATGTAAGAAGCGCGACCACCAATGGGGGCCATCGTCCATACAAAACCCCACATAAATGTATTCAGAATACGCTGACATCAAACTTCATCTTCCGTGGTGACTGGTGTCGTTGTGCGTTTCGTATCGATGTCTTTGCTTCCCCTTCCCCTTGCAACGCATATTCAAGCGCTTCAACTGGATGACTGAACATATTCTTGTCGGGTTCATCGGCATAACGTTCGCCCGAAACCTGGATGCGTCGATAACAATATGCACCGGCCAAACCTTTGCGAATCGTCTTGGCTTTTGGGCTAATCATAAAGCGCGGCTTGCCGTCCATTAGGTTTTCTTTCATTGGGTTTTCAAGGGCAGCCCTTCGCATTATCGGATCATTTGATGGCGTAGGCGTCGCGGGAATGCTATTGGCTCGCAGTATCTTGAAAGGCGTGTCGCTGTTCGCTTGGTTGCGGTTATTGCCTGACGGGTCGCCCCATCCCCTAAACTTGAAACGCGGGTAATTGGCATCGATGTAACGGCGCAACGCGGGCGCAAATTCCACGGCGCCTTCGTCTTCTGTTACGAATTCATCGAAGCAAAACCACCGACCCATCGGATCACGCTGTATAAAAGCGCAAGCAGGGTTCCGACCAAAATCGAAACCAAGAACAACGGGAGCATCAGGATTAGGAACGTAATCAGCACTAAGGCAATGTACGCCATCCACGTAAAAAGGATGCACCGGCTTGCCAGTGGAAACAAAGCCATATTCATTAGCCAAGTTAACCTTGATCCAATCGTCTGTCTTGCCTTCCAGTCCGCGCCTGTAATAGTCGTCGGGTAGGTTGTTAAGGTTTTCCGCATCATCGTTTAAGTACCAGTTACCACCGTCCCGATAAACACCGCCAGGTTGTCGGTGAAAAGACCACCCCGATGGCATCGTTTCATTGGCCAGTTTGTAGTACCAGTTGTCTTCGTCGGGTGCGTTAGTATCACCAAGCAATCCGTAATGCGTAGGGCGAACGCCTTCCTTCATTGAAGGGTATCGACCACAACGCAAGTCCAACATATCGACAACGGTCTTTGAGTGTTCCTTTGCTTCGTTTAGCCAGACCCACGTCGTCTGAATACCACGCGCTTTTTTGACGTGATCAGGCCGATCAAAGGCGATGAAGATGATTTCACTTCTGACTGTGGTTCCGTCTGACAACTTGAATTCGATTTTTTGCGTTGGCGGTTCTTTGTTCCCTTGTTTGAATTCACCCAAGTCCCCATGGATTTCCAGCCAATCTTTGATGGTTGTGCTGAATAGTTCGCTGTAAGTATTTCGGGCGGCAATGATACGCGACAAGCGAACACCATAGTTGGGATGATTCTTTCTAATGCACGGTTCTTGTTCGCACATTAAATCAAGCAGTTTTAGGATGACTTGCACCGTCTTGCCCGAACCCAGTGGCCCCATGATGAAGCTGTTACGAGCGCGACAGTCTGCGAATTCTTGAAGAACTTTACCTTGTGGTTTTATGACGTATTCAATTGACGGCATTATCTAACACCAAGTTGCGCCTAATGTGCGCCCGCATAACGTCACGATAGTCGAATGTCAGTTCTTGCCCCGCCTTAATATAGCGGTCACTTACCACAAGAAATCCATCAGGATGCGGAAGGGGATAGCAGTTGGGGTTGGGTGAATGATTGATGTACCGGCCAAGAATGGTTCGCCTATGGTTTCGGTTAGCCCAGCCAATTGCGTACCCACTTGGGATTGGCTTGTTAACGAACGCGCCCTTTCCTTCTATGGCTGACGCATCAATAAAGACGTTGGGGATGGGATCAAAGCAAACGTCATTCAGCTCCAAAACCTGGCGTTCCAGTTCATCCGATATGCCATATTCAAGCTTGAATAAATCGTGGTCAGTCTGCGCCATCAAAACGTTTCCGTTTGATTTCCAAAACAAGACTTCCGCCATCGGGGCCGGTAAGTTCGTTTTGCTTTAAGTCAGGCAGATATTTATTCATGATTTTCAAGCGGATATCGGCGGCAGCCCTTAGCCTTTGGATTTCCAAGCTGTCTAATTCTTCATCCAAATCAGCTATTTTTTTAAGGGTTTCAATAAGATGTTGTTCGTGACCTTGTGCCGCAAGTTTACGGCGCAATTCTTCTTGGCGAATGCCCCTTTCTTTGTTGGCCCTTGATATTCCTTTACCGTTTGCCATTGCCGAATATCCTTTCCCATCCATCGGAATATGCTTTGCGTGAATCCGCTGTGGATTTGCGCGGCTTGCTACCTTTACCCCCATTTAGTTCTGGAAAGTGTCGGTCGCGTGTTTCTTTGTCTAGTTTACCACGGTGATCAGTCATGATTTTTTTCCATTGGGTAACGTGTCCAGAAGCTTTCCCCATAGCGATGATATGCGCGAAGGTAACGCGCCATTGTTGATGAACTGGTGTTGTAGATAGTCGCTAGGTTTTCAACAGCAACGCCCTTGTTATTCAGTGCGGTCGCTTCTTTGATTTGTTTATAGGTTAGCTTCATAGCGAATAATGGCCCTTCCTATTAGTTCTGGTATTTGTGGAACAACTGCGTTGCCTAAGCATTTAAGTCTGTGTGACCGATTGGGAATCCCATTAGCCAATCGACCCACGTCGGGTTCAATGTCCCATGCGTCTTGTCTTGGTTGTCTATGTGCTGAACTGCGACGTCCAACGTATCCCAACTGACTTTGCCCTTGCGAATCCTTCCCCCTATATATCCCCCCTTGTGGTCGCGGGTTGACGGGGTTGGCCACATCTTCACTTGGTCGGCTAGTCGCATTTGAATCTTTTGCCCACTGTCTTCGCGGTGCGTCTTGCCTTCCAATAATGCTATCGGTGTTCCCCCTTGTCCGGTGTCGGGGGTACGCCACAATCCAGATTCTGTCGCGTTGATGCGGGGCGCCAATGTGGGAAGCTGGTATACAGTGCCATTCCGCATCGTACCCGACCGCGTGAATGTCCCACAGAACGCGCTGAAACCAGTCGGGTCTACTAAGCAGTGCTGTGACGTTTTCAAAGATTGCGTACTTGGGTCGAAGTTCGCCAAGTAAACGGGCGCAGTCTGACCACAATCCGCTTCGTTCGGCATCGATTCCGCCCTGCAGCCCTGCGACTGATAAGTCTTGGCACGGGAATCCGCCGGTAATGATGTCGGGTTTGATTCCATCCCGAAGAAGTCGATCTGCTGTGATTGTTCGCACGTCTTCATATATAGGTACGTCCGGCCAGTTCTTCTTCAATACCTTCTGCGCATACGGTTCTATTTCACAGAAGGCGACGGTTTCAAATCCTGCGCGTTCCAAGCCCAGCGTGAACCCGCCGATGCCTGCAAACAAATCTAAAACTTTCATTCCTTTTGACCACATTGCCTGTGGAATCCACATTGTACCAAATAGGTTGTGCCCAACGAATACAATCATTTGCACAAAAGTGTTGCATCATGCACACCAGCCATGTTTATATTCAGTCGTCGGGCAACGGTGCCCATCAACCAAAAGGAAGACAAACAATGGAATTTACCGAAGCAGTTGAACAGTACGCCATCGCTTATAGCAACTATAACCGTGCGCTAAGTGATGCCATGGCTGATATGAATGACGATACGCGGTTTGATTTAGATATGACTCGCGCACAACTTCAAGAAATCATTGAAACTTTGCGAGGTTATGGCCTTAACGTAAACGTCGGCGCCATTCATAAAACTACAGGTTTTGCCGCGTAAGCGGCTTTTATCAAAAGGAGAATAGACAATGCAAAAAGTAAAAGAAGTTTTGTTTAACGTGTACCAGCGAAGAACAATCAAGGGCGTCACTGACTGGCGTCCCGTTCGATTGCCTTCGCCTTATCCCGAACTATCGGCCCGCAAGGTTTGGACTTCAAGCGGTAGCGCACAAGCTTGGATTGACGATCAAGTCATGCGTCACAAGAAAAGCCCGAAGTCTTTTCGGGTTCAGCCTTATCCCGTTTTTCACGACAACGATTACTAAGGGGTCACCATGATTTTATTTGGAACGATTGTTTATTTCGTGTTTACGTTTTGGGTTTTGTCTAACGTAGACGATTGGGGCTTTGGCGCCTTTGTTGCTTGGTTATTGATGAACGCGGTGGTCATGCTTGGAACAACTGTCTTGGGGTTTGCGTAATGGAAGATTTTAACGGTAACCAAATAACGGTTTTCTACAATGAAGCTTGTGAAGAATGGGAGTTGCTGGCGCACTTCATGGTTGATGGCGAATGGCAGTCAACCTTACTTGAAGTTTTCGAAGACAAATACCAAGCCATCTATGAGGCAAAGCAACTTGCCTTTCATGCTGGTGAACTTCCCGCTGAATACGCCGCTTTGCGAATTGACAAGTTAAAAATCATTGGCGCGGGCGGTAAGCTACTACGTTCCTATAATCTAATAAGAGGCGACCAACTTGAATCGGAAACCGTTCATTGATGAAAAGGATATGTGGATGTCGCGGGAGCAAGTGGCCCGCGTTCTTGGCATTTCACGCGCACGGGTTCATCAACTAGAAAAATCTGCATTGAAAAAGCTTTCACGCGATCTTCGTTTAATGCGCTGGACTAATTCCACGACTGAATAACGTAGCACGGATCCGCTTCCTTCCTTCTTACTTCATCGCGGTAATGTGCCGCGATTTCCTTCCTAAGTTCCTTCGTAGTTTTATAGATTTCATTATTGGCTTTTCGTAACCAGTCCAGCCGTTCTTCGCCATACGTTTCACGTAGCCAATCAAAGAACTGCACGGGCGATTCCGTATAGTGTCGATGACACCCATGGCATAGGGCGCAACAGTTCCACATGGCCCAGCGTAAACGCTTATTACGTCGGCCATATATATGCGCGGCTTCAAGCCGTTCAGTGTAGCCACAAGACATACAGCGGCCATCCCTAAGCCTTACTGCCTTTGAAAACCAAACGTCGCAGGGTTCGCGTTTAATCGCCATCATCAATTCCTTTACTGTTGCCGCAATCGCATGACCATCCAACCAGTTCCCCGTCTTCGTATTGGGAAACCATTTCTTTTAAGCATTCACTGCAACGCATCAATCCCTACCTTATATCGTGAGTGTTCACCGTGTTCTTTATCAAAGACAATGCACGACATACTACGTGCAGCCCCGTACCCCATGCCCTTGTGCCAGTTGTCAACTGAACAAAGAACTGCCATTGATTCTATAAACATTCCGCCCAGTTCCGTGCAGGTACGGTGGTGAATGTGACCGTGGAAAAGGTATCGATGTTTTGTGCGTCCCCATTCTTCCGAATAATCACGGGTAACAGCTTCATAAAGGGCTTGGGTTTTAACTTTATCCCCGTGATGAAACACCACCAGATTTTTGCCCCATTCAAAATGAATCCACTTTGAAAAGTTATCGAAGACTTTAATGCGTGGTTCGTTGCTGTAGTACATACGAAGCATTTCGTTTAGCCAAAGTGCGGCATCAGGATCGTGGTTACCACGCACATTAATAATCCAAACCTCATCGTGAACGCGAAGCATTCGTTGGATAAGATGCTGGAACAGGTTACCAACCACCCTAATCGCACGGGCCGGTGAGCCATCAGTGTCTTGCGGCGTCATTCCGCCGGTCATTTTGTTTAACCCGTTGACGTGCATAAAGTCACCCAGGTTTACAAGCGCACCAACTTTCGCGTCAGTAGATGCCGATATTAATTTATCGACGGCCTTCATCAATATGGCTTGCGCGTGTTCAAGATTCCACGGTTCATCGTTTGTCATTAGCGGGTCAGCCAAAGCGCCAAGATGATGGTCGCCAATCATATACGCGGCCAATCGGTTTTCATTGGTTAGGACTTCGCCAGGTTTTGCAACTGGTTTAGCAAGCGAATCGAACTGTTCGGTCAATCCTTCTTTGAAAGTTTCAAGCGCTGTTCGAAGCGCAATGTCTTTGTCGCTTTCAGATTTAACCCACTGACCAACTGCTTGGCCATCTTTGTAATACGTCGATACGCCTTTAACGTGGAAACCATCGGGAACGGTGTGAACCATATCGTGGTCAGGCGCCAAGCCCGCAAGGGCAGCCCGCGTTTTTATTAATTTTACGACGTCGCGTGCCGTGCATCTGTTTATGTTTAGCTTTTCGCCGATGCGGGTATAACCAAGCCCGTCTTCGTGAAGTTCGATTATCTGCCGTTGCCTTTCGGTCGTGCAGTATTCAAGCAAAGACATAATTCCCCCAGAATCATCATCTGCCAAAACGAATATCTAAATCATGCGTTTCCGCCAGATGTTTAGCTATCACGCGGAATACTTCATCGACATCGTGCATTTTCAGTTGCGTCACTGATTTCGTGCCGAACAAAGCTTTCTGAACTGGTCGCCACATAATTTCTTTAATGAGCGTTCCAGTCGGTTGGATGGGAAGGGTGACCGTAGTTTGCAAATCTAAACCGGCGGCTTCCATGTGGCGCGCAATGTCATCGCAGTAAGCGTGAATTGCTTTCAGTTGTCTTGAGGTGAGGTTTGGTTCATGGATTTCGTAAGTCTTGCCAGCGTCACGGTGTTCCATGACGTACTGGCAAAACTGTTCAGCTTCATATTTATTTCGAACTACCCACCGATGCGACATTGGTCACACGCTGGCCGTCAAACGAAACGTATTGGCCAAACTGCGCCAAGCATTTTCGTCTGAACGCTTCCGATTGCATGAAGTCATGGGTCTGGTCGTCAAGTGTCGTCCACTGTTTTAACGTGACGATTGTACCATTTTGCTGGGTTGATTGCTGTGAAAAGGGCGATTGGCCACCGGCAGCCCTTGTTCTATTAAGCCAAGCATTTACAAATCTTTTGGCCCCAGCCCTAGTTTTCCTTTTGGATGGGTTAGCGTCGGCCCAAGATTCCATTGCCGCCAGTTCAGCGTAAACGTCGCAGTCAGGGTAAGCGTGTTGCCATGCAATCACGTCTTCGTCCTTTGGCTCCCAGTGTGTACCGTCTTTTAAAATCATAACTGCCCCCTTATTTTGGCGTGTACTGGCCTTCGCTGTCATAAATAAACGCGTTGTTCAAAAGCAAGTCATGGCCTGTGACGGTCACGAAGCTTGTCCCGTCATGGTTATACCGTGGCCTCACTTCAGCCGAATCAATAGCGCGAACGATGCCGCGTGTTCGAAGAATCCAAAACCTAGCAAATGGTGACCACGCATCCGCCAGGTCTGCTTCAGATTTCAGCCAACCATAAAAGTAAATGTGTTGAATCCCATTCTTTAGCTTGTCGATTTCAGTCTTCGAATTAAATTCAGTTCCTGCCCTTATCGTCATGTCGTTGTAGCGAATGTATTCATGGTTGCGTATTCGACAACCAATCATCGCGTTCACAGTGAGTCGGGCATCGCACGAAACGTTTCGGTCTTCCCATGCACTGGTTGCTTCAGACGATGAATTTAAAAGCAATTCATGCGCCGCGTGTTGGATTAGGCAACGGTGAACTTCTGGTTCGTATTGCGCTTCAAGACTTCGGATTTCCATGTTGCTGACATTGTGCATATTTGTATCCTTTCGGTTAGTTAATTGCCAAATGGCGTAGTAATGGTGACATCAAAAACGGTTCTGGCGTAAGGGCAGCCCAGCAAATAAAATCATTTACCTTGCCCCTTATATCTTCTGCCGCAACCAATGCATTTGATTTCGCCGTTGTAGGCAGGACGTGTTTCGCCCCCACATGGACACTGCATTTATTTACCCCCCTATCGATTCCGCAATTACACGCGAAACAGGAACGCCCCGCCGCTTTGCTTCTGCCTCATATGACTGCATTAAATGCGCGGTATCTATCTTTCTTTGTGTGGCCGCTGGGCCTGCGAAATGGTTAACGTTTCCCAGTTGGGTCAATCGTCTTTTGGTTTGATAAGATTTTTTGTATTTAGCCATGCTTTTCTCCTTCTTAACTTATCTTTCTCCCATACAGACTTTAATGTTGTTGCTTCGCAAAACACTAAAAAACAGTTGGAAATGACGGTCGCGAGATAGGATATTCAGCAATTATGATTGTACTGATTGCCGTCTTTAACCAATAACAGCAATGGGCTTTTACTAATTTCCAGTGCGCTCCTTGGTTTTTCGATTCCAAGGCACAAGAACCCATAGTCCTATCAAGACCAGACCAAAACAACGGGGGAAGGGTATCTATAACAAGAACTGTTAAGGTATAATTCCTACGTTGTTTTTGGTTCTGGTAAACCCAAAGATAGCAAATCGCTACCCCGTAGCGTAACCCCATGTTTACTTCCTTTTGCATGGGTGGTGCCCCGATTGGTTTGACATTGGCTGATCGGGGCTTTTTTTTGCGTGACTGTTTTACATTGTGCACATTTATGTATAATGGCTTCAGACGGCAATAACGCCGCACACCAAAAAACAAAGGAAGACAAGATGGCACATTTCGACGTTTACGAAATCCTTACCAACTTTCCCGACTGGGAAGAAAACATTGACTTCATTACTGACAGCGACGTTCGCCGCGACCTAATGCTTGAAGTTGAATACCATTCAAACGAATTAGCCCCAACTGCCGCGCACCAATTCGGCAGTGAACTTGAATTCATTGACTTGATTTTCAATGACCAAGTTGAACCATCCGTTGCTATCGAAAAGTTGCGAACCATGTTATGGACATACGCCCAACCCATGACCGAACAGTGCATTCGCGACGAAGAACAAAGTTACGTCGATGACATGGCAAGGGGGTAAATCATGAGCAAGATGGGACAGTGGGTTTTAGAACAGCAAATCAAAGAAGACGAACGCGACATACCGCAAATCATGGGCGATATGAATGACAACGTGACCGATTTGTTTAGCGCTTGGGAACGATTTTTAAACAGCGAAAAGGAAGAAACAAATGAAGACTAACAAGGGAATTGTGCCGATTCGCGGCAAGCAATATAAAACGGTTGCGCTACGCGTTGCAGAATTTAGGCAAGCAAACCCAACTGCCACCATATCAACCGAACTAATGTCGGCGAGTGATGACCGCGTTGTGATGAAGGCAACCATCATTCAAGACG